ATATGGTAGGTATCTCAAAACAGAACATCATTCTCTCAAAGTAGATGGTTTTATCAGATTCCAGTAATTGATTCACTGGTTTATGAATAGCTTCCGGTATTCTACCTTTGATAACATGGCTTACCCTGATGGCAGGTTCTTCTATTCTCTCATTGGAGAAGACTTTATTAGCTGCTTCCCATACAGTTTCAATGAAACTGGAGTGTGATATAGTAACCTCATTGTCCTTAGAGAACACAGGTGTAATACATTCCTCTTTAAGGTACTGCATGGTTACTTCCTTTGTATTAGCCTCAATGAAGGGTAACTTATTAACTTCTCTGGTGCTTATGGAATCAGCTTCCACAGGCTTTGTTGATATAATGCCTGTGTTGATGATTTCTATTGGCTCAACTGTTTGAATATAAGGGTTATCTACCTTATTTCTATTAGGGTATATCAGATTAGCTCTGACTGGCTGCAACTGCATTGTTTCCATATCTAATGTAATTAGGGGTGTAGTTAAGAGTTGGTTGATTCTTTTGTACCTGAAGTGCTGCTTTCTTCTGCATGAAGTCTGATGTTAACTGTTGATACCATTCAGGATATTGATGATAGATGGCAGTCAGTTCTTCAATGGTTTTACTGCTGTTAATCTTACTCCTTATCATCTCCAGATTAACTCCATCATTACACCAATCAAGTATTATCTGACCTGTAGCAGGTGTAATGGTAAAATCAGGCTTACCTATGAACAGGTTTGTCCTATCTTTAGATGCAATAGTCTGGTGCTTCATGTTGATGTCAAAAACTATGGTAAACTCATAATCTATACCATCTCTCATGACAGCTTTTAGTCCTACTTTCTCTGGTATCATCTTGCCATTCTTCTCACTTAGAACATAATCCTGTTTGCATCTCATAGTGCATATTACATGGCTTCCAGACTGCAATACTTTCTGCATGAAAGCATTGATTCTGGGTGTCACCTTCTGCCAATTGGTGAAGCTGTTACCTTGTAATCCTGCATGGTACTCAAGCAAGGTATCCCAACATTGAGAAATGCTATCAATAATGATAACTTCCATACCTGCACCTTCACATATTTCAATGGCTTGTATATAAGTTTCAGGTGTAAAGTTATCACTTAGACTTAATACATTATAAGCACCTAAGTGAGCATAAAGGTCTGCACTTCCATTCTCACTGTCAATAATGGCTATCTTAGTCCAGTCATTACATAGACCATAAGCCAAAAGTAATGCTGAATAGGTCTTTCCTGAACCTGCACAGCCTTGTAGAGCAAGCTTAATCTTAGCCTGCTTCTTGGATGAAACTCTTAAGTTCAACATATCTGAATAGGGTTAATTGTTATACACAGTCTATAAAGAAAAAAGGAAGCAAGCCCTAATAGACTTACTTCCTTGAGGTCAACATTAACAACCATCATAAAGTTGCCAGTGTCATAGCTCCACCTTCACCTCTTTGGTGCAACATATAGAACATATCACCTGTATCAGGTGAGCATACTTGAGAGATAACTGGATTGGTAACCTCTCCATTGATGAACTTGTCACTAACTGCACCAGTTTCACAGCCATAGACAAAGAAGCACTTACCTGTGTGTGGATTCTGCTTAATCTCAATCTTGCTGACTCCCTTTTGGGTTTTGAACTCATTCACTGTTACTGTCTCTAAGAACTTTAACTTTTCCATAATTGTATTTTTATTATTGTTGCAGAGGGGGATATCCCACTCTTAAGGTCTGGGGTGGGTGAAAAGGTGACTTAGAGTACACTTATAAGTATCAAGTTTACAGAATTTAAAAATAAAAAATAAAAATTATCTGGATTACAGTATGGTAGGAGCAGTAGGGAGGGCTATATATTAGTTATGTACATATAACAATAATCCCCTGCCTTCTGGTGTGAAAACAGGGGATATTGGGTATACTGTCGCTTTTATAAACTTCTTCTTATAAAACTTTCTTTAATAAAATCGACATTTTCTTCTTTAGCCCAAATGCAAAGAATGCTCTACCTACAATCTCATATCCATCAATTCTTTTATTCTGAATTGGAATCTTGACTTTCTTTGTATCGAAATATTTGGAAAGTAAGCTAGCTTTTGCTGTTATTTCAATTCTTAGCTTCTGAAAACATAGTTCTAAAAGCCTTTTGGACTCTTTCAAAGAATACCTATCGCCAACCTTAAATGTAGTTTTCAGCTCTTCCTTTAATGCATTTTGGGTTTCAGGAAGTTCAAAATGAATCATATTCCTCACTTTAATTTCATTATACCCCAAATCTTCAATCATTTCATCACCTAACAAATCATATGCAAGAGCCATAATATTATTTTGCATTTCAATATCTTTTGCTAAATCAGTCTTAATGATTGAGTTTTTCTGTCTTTCTTCTGAATACATTTTATAAAGTACCTCAAACTTGCTACTTCCCATTCCAAAGAAAACATTATTACGTATGTTGTATTCCCAAGCAGCTGCTTCTTCAACATTATATCCATTTTTTAAATAAGCTTCTCTTAAAGAAATTCCATTAGAGTAAACATCATCAATCATTTTAAACTTATACTCTGCATAAGCAATTTTCATCCTATCTACTATCACAACTTGTTCTTCTGCATTATAACAAGCAAATTCTTCTGGGTCATCAACTCTTATCTTTGCTGTAATTACACTTTTTAGGTCATCTTCAAGGGCATTATATGCAGCAATTGTTTTTTCAGCATTCTTTAACCTTCCTGCCATTATTTCTTCGTACTCTGCTCTGCTTTCGCACATAACTCCTGTATTATAAATGTGGAGGATTATATTTTTAAATGGATTTTCTCTTGTTCTGATTCTCCCTGCTATTTGTACCATATCTGTTGAAATATCCAAAAGAGAGCTTTTTGCATACCCCTCACTTGCAACAACTATCAGCCCAGCTTTTGAATAAAAGTCAGCTCCATAAAAAACTGTTTTTGTACAAAATGTAAAGGTTTTATTTGCACCGTTAGCATCTTCAATGGCAAAACCATCTAACTTCATTTTGTTGATTTCATTATTTGCGCAAATAATTTTTACTTCATCAGGAGATAATCCAGAGGCTTTTATGATTCCTTTGATTGCAGATACAGAATTTATAAAGAAGAAATATTCTTCGACTTTATTCCCCTTTAATTCAAAAGGACGTCCCATTTTGTGATTTCTAATGATATTAATTACTACAGCTAAAGGGTGCTCTGAATGTATTCTAAAAGGCTTTATTCTAATAGCATCTTTCCATTCAATCTCATATTCTGGAAGATTTTCAAGCTCTGTAGGTCTCCATTTATATGGAATAGGAGTTGCTGAAAGATAAGTTACATTAGAATAATCCTTTAGTTCGTGTAACAAATTCTTTATTGCAGTATTCCTGTAAACATAAGCATCAAGAATCTCTTGATACTCATCTACAACTATTTTACATTCAATTCCTTTTTGCTTCATTACAGCCAAAGCTCTGGGGAAAGAATCATAAGTGACCATTATTTTAACAGGTTGATTTCCCAAACATTCTTCAATATATTTTTCAATATGATTTTTCCCAACTCCCTTTTGTACTGCGAGTAACTTGTAAAGGCATCTACTATTGGGATATTGAGCCACTTTGTTGATTATCAACTGTCTTGTAGGGCAGGCAATAATAACATTTTCTTGATTTTCCAAAACTACAGTTGTTGCACCACAGCCAGTCTCTTTTTTATTCAAAATACCAGATGGCAATGTTATCATAAACTCATTGAGATATACTGCTCCAGTAGGTGCAGTAATAACAGTCTTTCCATCTATCTCATGAATTGAAAGACCTTTTTCTTTTTTTGTTACCTCATCTTTTTTATCTTCCATTTTTTATTTGTTTTTAATATATTATACATGCTGTCGAAAAAACTATTCCATTCCTTTCAAGAATTTAAATAGAAAATTCGACAAAATAATTCTCCTGCTTGCACAGCCATATACAAGCATACATTTTTCTCTTCCCGCGAAAACTTAATGAATATTACTCAGAGGTATTGCTCTTTGCCACCTCTCGGAGTACACTAAACAAAGTAGTATTATGAGCTACTTGTCAGAAAGGGGTTACAAATTTCTGCATTTCTTTTGAAGTGGACAAGTAAAGGGGGAATTATTTTGATTTATTAAATGTTAAAAAAGAAATCTCCACAGTTCAATTAACTACAGAGATTCTTTTTACTACTTATGGTGCTACAGATACTAACTAATATTGCCCAAACACATATTCAACCACCTTATTATTCAATATACTAATAGGAGAATAATCTTTCTTTATGTATCCTTCTGTTACCCTATGTGCAGATGAATGATTCAATGCAAAGCCTACCTCTGCTGTACTAGCTCCACAATTATTCTGCGCAATGGTAGCCCATGAATGCCTGAAATTATAAATGCAAATAGCAGGAAGACCATTATGTTTACAGTATGATTTCAAGCCATTGTTTACATTAACATTAAAGCAGTTACCATCCTGATATCTTTTATTGAAATTCAGAAGGTATTCATTATCTGACTTGTATTTCTCGAATAAATATAATATCCTTGATGGTATCTTGATTTCCAAATATGCACCATCACGCCTAAACTTCTTTGTCTTTAATCTATGATAACATAATACTCCCTCTCTTAAATTCTCCTTACGCAGTTCAAAGATGTCTGCTGTATTCATCCCTGCTAAACAGAAAACCATTTCTGCTATATCTCTACTTAATTCTGGTAGAGATACTTTTAAATTAGATTCAGGTATTTCACCTGTAAAGAATCTCTTTAATATATCTATATCCAAAGCTCTCTTCTCTGGAACATCAGCTTTAGGTATTGAAATCTTCCTAAAAGGTTGTAATTTGATTCGGATGATATTCTTATCATAATCATTATACTCTTCAAGAGCTGCATTATATATCATTCTAATACAAGTTGGATACATTTCCTTTGCCCTATTTGTAGATGCTAAAGAGCTAATCCAGTCTTGAATAAACTTTGTAGTAAGCTTTGAAAACATTATATTCTCTGACTCTGCAAACCTTTCCAATGATTGATATGCCCATCTGTAGTTCTTTGCATTCCTAACCATCCCCCTAACAGTAGCCATCTCCAAAACATACTTCCTAGCATATTTAGAAAAAGATATATCTTCATCTATGTGTTGTAAATAGGATACAACCTCATTGGTATCCCAACTGGATATATCTACAGCATTCAATCTATCACTATAGAGTTTAATAAGGTTGGAACAATAAGAAAGTATTTCAGGGTCTTTAATTTCCCCTTTACGCAATTTGGATTTATCTACTGTTTTATCTGTATTTATATATCTTGCAACTCTATTATGAGTAACCCTTATTAATACAGCAAACAAGCCATCACTTCTCTGTGACCTAACACAAGCTTTAAAAGTTGCCATAATCATCTAATATTTAATTGTTTAACATAACATATTCACTGCAAACACCATGCTTTCTTTCTGCAAACATAGAGTCAAACAATCTTTAAAAACAGACTATTATAACAATAGAAAGAGGGACTTACTATAAAAGCAAATCCCTCTATAACTTACTGATTAATATTGATTTATCAGATAGTTAAGTACCTAACCAGCGTATTTGACTATCCTTCTATCGCTGCCTGCGCCGCCGCCAATCTGGCAATCGGCACTCTGAATGGAGAACAACTAACATAGTTCAAACCTACCCGGTGACAGAATTTCACAGAAGAAGGCTCACCACCATGTTCACCACAAATACCACATTTCAGATCCGGACGGATAGCACGGCCCTTTTCTGTAGCCATACGTACCAACTGTCCCACACCATTCTGATCGAGAACCTGGAACGGGTCTACTTTCAAAATCTTCTTTTCCAGATAAACAGGAAGGAAAGAAGCTATATCATCACGAGAATAACCGAAGGTCATCTGCGTTAAGTCATTTGTACCGAATGAGAAGAACTCGGCAGAAGAAGCGATACGGTCGGCAGTCAAAGCGGCACGCGGAATTTCAATCATTGTACCCACTTTGAAGTCAATGCTATCTCCTACTTCCTCAAACAACTTCTTAGCTTCTGCACGGATTACATTTTCCTGCTCCTTGAATTCATACAAGATACCAGTTAATGGAACCATGATTTCCGGATGAGTTTCCACTCCTTCTTTCTTCAATTCGAGTGCAGCACCCAAGATGGCACGTGTCTGCATCTGTGTAATTTCAGGATAAGTATTTCCCAGACGGCAACCACGGTGACCCAACATCGGGTTATGCTCACACAATGATTCTACACGTTGCTGGATATATTGCAGGCTCACACCCATAGTATCTGCCATTTCTTGCTGTCCCTTCAAATCGTGAGGAACGAACTCATGCAAAGGAGGATCGAGCAAACGAACCGTTACCGGACAACCAGCCATTGCTTTAAAGATACCCTTAAAGTCTTCTTGTTGATATGGAAGAATCTTAGCCAATGCTTTACGACGTCCTTCCGCATTTTCCGCCAAAATCATTTCACGCATTGCCTTGATCTTTTCACCTTCGAAGAACATGTGTTCCGTACGGCAAAGACCAATACCTACCGCACCGAAGTTACGAGCCACTTCCGCATCATGAGGAGTATCCGCATTCGTACGTACCTGCAGACGAGTATACTTATCAGCTAGCGTCATTAATTCGGCAAAGTCACCGGAAAGTTCTGCAGCCTGTGTTTCTACCTTACCATTATAAACTACACCTGTACTTCCGTTCAGAGAAATATAATCGCCTTCTTTCAACACAACACCGTCAATTTCTACGGTACGGTTTTTATAATCGATATTCAATGCACCTGCACCCGATACACAACATTTACCCATACCACGAGCCACAACAGCAGCATGAGAAGTCATACCGCCACGAGCCGTAAGAATACCTTCGGCAACTGCCATACCGGCCAAGTCTTCCGGAGAAGTTTCGATACGAACCATTACCACACGTTTACCGGCAGCATGCCATTCAGCAGCGTCGTCAGCAAAGAACACCACCTGACCGGTTGCAGCACCCGGAGAAGCCGGAAGACCACGAGTCAACACTTTGGCTTTCTTCAAAGCATCCTTATCGAATACAGGGTGAAGCAATTCATCGAGTTTATTCGGTTCCACGCGCATCAAAGCAGTCTTTTCGTCAATCATGCCCTGACGGAGCAAATCCATAGCAATCTTCACCATGGCAGCACCTGTACGCTTACCGTTACGTGTCTGAAGGAACCAGAGTTTACCTTCTTGTACGGTGAACTCCATGTCCTGCATATCTTTATAATGATTTTCCAGTTTAGTCTGGAGAGCATCTAATTCTTTATAGATTTCCGGCATTGCCTCTTCCATTGAAGGGAACTTCGCTGCGCGAACATCTTCGGTCACACCAGCCAATACAGCCCAACGTTGAGAACCAATCTTGGTGATCTGTTGCGGAGTACGGATACCGGCCACTACGTCTTCACCTTGTGCGTTAATCAGATATTCACCATTGAAAAGGTCTTCACCCGTACCGGCATCACGTGAGAAACAAACACCAGTAGCCGAAGTTTCACCCATATTACCGAACACCATAGCCTGTACATTGACAGCTGTACCCCATTCATCCGGTATACTTTCCATCTTACGGTAAAGGATAGCGCGTTCATTCATCCATGAATCAAATACGGCACATATAGCTCCCCAAAGTTGTTCGTATGCACCAGTCGGGAAATCTTTTCCGGTCTGTTCCTTTACGGCAGCTTTAAATTTCTTTACGAGTTCCTGCAAGTCTTCCACTTTCAACTCGTTATCAAGTTCTACCCCTTTCTCTTTTTTCACCTCTTCGATGATTGCTTCGAAGGGGTCGATATCTTCTTTATTGGTAGGCTTCATGCCCAATACTACGTCACCGTACATCTGCACAAAACGACGATAAGAGTCCCATGCAAAGCGTGCATTACCTGTCTTACGGATAATACCTTCTACCACTTCGTCATTCAATCCCAAGTTCAGAATCGTATCCATCATACCCGGCATAGATGCGCGCGCACCGGAACGTACAGACACCAACAAAGGATTTTCAACGTCACCGAATTTAGATTTCATCAACGTTTCCACGTGAGTGATTGCTTTTACCACTTCATCTTTCAGCAGTTCAACCACTTTATCACGTCCTAACGTATTGTATTCCGTACAAACATCTGTAGTTATTGTGAATCCGGGAGGGACAGGAATTCCGATTAAATTCATTTCTGCAAGGTTGGCTCCCTTACCACCGAGCAAATTCTTCATGTCAGCCTTTCCTTCTGCCTGACCATTACCAAAGGTATAAACTCTTTTTTTATCCATAATATTGTGTTTAAAGTTACATTATGATTTTTTTCTGTTCGCAAATCTAAGGATATTTCGCAAACTTGAAAACTTTTTGCGAAAAAACTTTCTATCAAAATGCAATTTCGACATTACAATCCGGAATATTTCTGTATACCCGAATTTTTTCCAAAAAAAATACCTACTTTTGCAAAGTAATTATTAGACTGGTGTAAAAGTGGCAAGAAAGAAAAAAGAGCTTCCCTTATTGGAGAAGGTAACAATCATGGATGTGGCTGCCGAAGGAAAAGCCATCGCAAAAGTAAACGACCTGGTGATTTTTGTTCCCTATGTAGTGCCGGGTGATGTCGTAGACCTGCAAATCAAGCGTAAAAAGAATAAATATGCCGAAGCTGAAGCGGTGAAGTTTCACGAGCTGTCGCCCAATCGCGCTGTTCCTTTCTGCCAACACTATGGCGTATGCGGTGGCTGCAAGTGGCAAGTGCTCCCCTATTCGGAGCAGATCAGATATAAGCAAAAGCAAGTGGAAGATAATTTGAGACGTATCGGAAAGATCGAACTTCCCGAAATTTCTCCGATTCTCGGTTCTGACAAGACAGAATTCTACAGGAACAAACTGGAATTCACCTTCTCAAATAAACGCTGGTTGACAAACGAAGAAGTTCGTCAGGATGTGAAGTATGACCAGATGAATGCGGTGGGTTTCCACATTCCGGGAGCTTTCGACAAGGTGCTGGCTATTGAGAAATGCTGGTTACAGGATGATATATCCAACCGTATCCGCAACGCTGTACGTGACTACGCTTACGAGCACGATTACTCTTTTATCAATCTGCGCACACAGGAAGGTATGCTGCGGAATATGATTGTACGCACCTCTTCAACAGGCGAGCTGATGGTGATCGTTATTTGTAAGATTACGGAAGATCACGAAATGGAACTGTTCAAGCAGTTACTCCAATTCGTAGCGGACTCTTTCCCAGAAATCACTTCTCTTCTATACATTATTAATAATAAGTGCAATGACACAATCAATGATTTGGATGTGCATGTATTTAAAGGGAAAGATCACATCTTTGAAGAAATGGAGGGACTGCGTTTCAAGGTGGGACCGAAATCATTCTATCAGACCAACTCGGAACAGGCTTATAATTTATATAAAGTAGCCCGTGAATTTGCCGGATTAACAGGCAACGAACTGGTATATGACCTCTATACAGGAACGGGAACAATCGCCAACTTCGTATCACGCCAGGCTCGCCAGGTAATCGGTATCGAATATGTGCCGGAAGCTATCGAAGACGCAAAGGTAAATGCAGAAATCAATGATATCAAGAATGCATTGTTTTATGCCGGTGATATGAAGGATATACTGACGCAGGATTTCATCAATCAGCATGGACGCCCGGATGTAATCATTACTGATCCTCCTCGTGCCGGTATGCACCAGGATGTAGTTGATGTCATCTTGTTTGCCGAACCGAAACGGATTGTGTATGTAAGTTGTAATCCTGCCACTCAAGCACGGGATTTGCAATTACTCGATGAGAAATACAAGGTGAAAGCCATTCAACCGGTAGATATGTTCCCTCACACCCACCACGTAGAAAATGTGGTGTTGCTGGAACTTCGATAATCCGTGGTGATAATAGAATTTCAAAAGAAAAAAGAAATGGGAAAAAGACCTAGAAGAACTCCTGCTGAAAAAGCACGTGCTCAATATACCAATTATGCAGTGAAAGAACCCATGGAACTAATGGAGTTTCTGGCTGCCAAAATGCCGGATGCGAGTCGCACAAAATTAAAATCATTATTAAGTAAGCGGGTTGTATTTGTTGATAATGTGATAACCACACAATTCAACTTTCCCCTTGAAGCGGGCATGAAAGTGCAAATCAGCAAACAAAAGGGAAAAAAAGAATTTAATAACAGACTGCTGAAAATCGTGTATGAAGACGCATATATCATTGTTGTCGAAAAGATGCAAGGACTTTTATCAGTCAATACAGAAAGACAGAAAGAGCGCACAGCCTATACAATACTTAACGAATACGTGCAACGTTCCGGACGTCAATTCCGCGTGTTTATCGTTCACCGCCTGGACAGGGATACTTCCGGCCTGATGATGTTTGCTAAAGACGAAAAAACACAGCGGACACTACGTGATAACTGGCACGATATCGTGACTGACCGTCGATATGTAGCTGTGGTGGAGGGAAGTATGGAAAAAGATTATGATACAGTCGTTTCCTGGCTGACTGATAAAACGCTTTATGTAAGTTCCAGTGAATATGATGACGGTGGATCAAAATCTATTACCCACTATAAGACCATCAAACGTGCCAACGGATATTCTCTGTTGGAACTCGATTTGGAAACCGGCCGAAAGAATCAGATTCGTGTACACATGCAGGATTTAGGACATCCTATTATCGGTGATGGAAGATATGGAAGAGAAGATGCTCCCAACCCTATCGGACGACTGGCACTCCATGCTTTCAAACTTTGTTTCTACCATCCGGTAACGGGAGATTTGATGGAGTTCGAGACGCCTTATCCGGCGGAGTTTAAGAAGTTGTATGGGGCATAGAACGAAGCGGTTTTTTCAATGGTCGGGAAAAATGGGCGAAAGGTTTTGAAAACCAAAGGGTTTAGGCATGATCGGGAAAATGGGCTGAATATTTCGAAGCGGTTTTTCTCTTTACATGGCTTACATCTGCTTTACGTTTGAGGGGCTTTTCTTCGGATATTCGGGGGATTGCTTTACATCGGGCTTGCAGATGGGGCTAAAACGGCCTGGAAGGGTTTTATTTTCGGCTGTGTGGCCGTTTTATGGCTGGGTTGATGGATTTTGTTATATGATGGTGTGAACGGCTGTGTGGCCGTTTTTTTGTGCCTATTTTTAAAGATGTTGCCTTAAAATTCTTCCAAATAAGTATTATTTGGTATATTTGCAGCATAATAGAAACGAATATGGCAAAAGTGATTCATGTGCATTTGCTGCATAAAATAGACGGGACGAAGCAGAAAGATTGGTATTTCAGCAGTATATCGGCTGTTTATACGGTTCTGACGGCAGATCAGGTGGGGGCAACCAAGAATTACCTGCTTCATGCCGGGCTGTCTGGTAACGGCACAATATGCACGAAAAAGGCTATAATTAAGCAATCTACGCTCATCTCGGGTGGTAGTAAGGGAATGGTTAGAACGATATAATAGCGCCGTTAGAAAGGCTTGTAGGCGTTATTTCTTTGAATGCTGATTGGGGAGCTTATGGCTCCCTTTTTTTATGCCCCTACGGTTGGTTTTATTTGGTTAGGGGTTACTATTGGGGTTACTGTTAGGGGTTACTACTTCTTTAAGTTAGGGGTTACTTTAGGGGTTACTTTTTCAGTTCTCAGAGGGTACGCCCGAAATAGGAAACTATGTTATAAATGAAAGCAAGTGCCGTTTTTCTCTGTTTTCAGAGAGGAAAAACGACACTTGTTTGTGTGATATACCTTATTATAATAAAATAAATCCTTTGATTTACAGTGTATTTACGAGTTTGCTTCAGGTAAATTCCTTCAAAAGTGTGTGCGTGCGTCCTTTTTTAGCCTTCTGTAGGAGGCATGCGTGTACCACTTAGAAGAACTTGCTGATACTTCCGATTACTTCAAAGACATTGATGATGCGTGATTTGTCGAATTCCTGTTCATCGTAATCATTGGTGTTGATGGGGATGAAGCGCAGCTTGTCCGGATCCGGCGACCTGCGGAGGATTTTAATGGTGCGGATGGTATCCAACACCACTGCATAGATTTCGCCATATTGGATGTCGTTGAGTGTGCATTGGTGCAGGGCAATGATGTCGGCATGGTTTATTTTGGGTTCCATGGAGTGCCCGGTGACATTGCACCAAAGGCTGGCTTTTTCGAATCCCCTTATTACAATGTTGGTGGCAGGTATGTTTACCTGTGAATTAAACACTTCATCAAAGCCCCCGATAAAGTCCACATCGTAGTATGGTGTACCGATGGATGGGTTCATAGATGTGGTAGGCAGAGTCGAAGAATTTGCTTCGTCTATTGTTTTAATGCCGTTCAAATCATCTTTCAACATGCTTCCTGCACCAGTAAGTAACCAATCGGCAGATAAATCCGGATAGGCTAATAGAATTTTTTCAATATTCATTGAGCTCATGCCTTTGCCAGACACCTTTGCTTTCCCAATAAGTCCAACAGAAAGACCGGCATTAACAGTCATTTGATTGTCATTTATGCCCTTTTTCTCCATGAAATATTGAAGTCTTTCTATAAAATTCATATCTTTATATTGATTTTCTTCCATATTTAGTTTGATGTATTGAAATAATTCTATATATTTGCAGCGTGTTTAAGATGTAAACAGCGCGCCAAATATACAAAAAAGGCGTGTGATTAGCGAATTTTAAGGATTAAAGAAAATGAAAGCAAAAGTAATTATAGCTCAAGCAACAGCCGAGACCGCCGAAGCTCTTTACGGACTGGTCAAGAAGATGGTAGATACAACAGCAATCAAGGCTTATCCCAGTGTAGATTATCAGGCAGTTTTCTTTTCAGCTGATAGATACGACTTAGACTTTGTAAAAAGAGTATTGGCGGATAAGTGCTTTTCTTTCAAAATTGAAGATGCAGAATAATACAATAAAATAAGTGAGTTTATGACACAGCAAGAATTTATGGAACGGACGGGGATAACCCCTACAGCAGAGGATTTTGATTACATCCATGCGGTTTATCTGAACACTTCGATGAACAAGGATGAGTTCTGCAAAGATTTCAAGAAACATGGGGACAGCCGGATTATCCGCGATGTTCATGTGCGAGTGCTGAACTATGAAATGAAATGTGAACGTCAAAAGGAAGTTATCGACAACCTGACCGATTTTCTGATTGGCAAGGCACATGCGTATGACGATACCGATTTCCGCAAAGAAGCGGTAGGGCTGGTCGGTGAGATGGAAGTGGTGAAACGGACCATTGAATTGGGGCTTCCGCTTTGGGATGAAGACAGGATGGTTGTCCTTTCGATGATAGAAGAACAAGGCAAATAGATTGCCGGATAACTGGCAGCCCGGAAAGACGGGCAGGGGCGGCAGGCACGGCCGGAGAGTTGGTAAATCGAAATAAGAAAGCGTAGAAAGCCGTCGGGGTTCGATTCCCCGCGCCCCACGATATAAACTTTTAAAATTTAGAGTTATGGCAAAGAATTTCAATCCGAGAACAGCAGAGAGTCTGTTCAAACAGAAGTTGCGCACGATGATAGGCAGTACGGCACATACGCAGAATATTGCCGACCAGGCGATGGAGCTGGCTGGACAATTCATGACGGAGGATGAGATAAGCAACTCGGATGCCTACCGGGTGATAGAGAATGTGAGCTGTGTGTGTGAGGAAGCGATGCAGGTGCTGGTCGAAGAACTGCAGAAAGGGACACGCCTTCATGAAATACTGACGGGTGATTAGGAAATAGCGGAAGCCGTTGAAAACCTTTGAACGAACGATAACGATTAAAAAGTATGACGATATGAGAAAGCAGATTTTGACAGATAACGAGACCAAGACCTTCTTGATGAAGACATTCGGATGCAGCCGTCAGGCTGTGTGGCAAGCACTGAATTTTGTCCGTGACAGCGATCAGGCGCGCCGGATACGCACTCTTGCCCTGAAGCGAGGCGGCAAACTGACTGACGGGAACTTCATCCCGAACTGCGAAACCACCTTCGAGGAGTGCGAGAAGACCATGACCTGCACTTTCGGTCCCCGTGTAAAACTCGTGGTCCACAGAAAGACCAATGATGTGGATGTGTACGTGGACGGAAAACGGACTGAAACCTACCAATGTGAATTTGTATCGGATTTCATGCAGCTGCAGCACGAGACCCAACAGATGGCATCTGCCTTATAAATAGAAATGAAATGGAGTATTATGGAAAGATATTGTGCATATCCTACAATGACCTGACTTACGATGACCGACCGGTGATGGTGAACGGAAAGGCAGACTATAGCAGAAGCCGCACGCTGAAAGGAGTTCATCCTTCCACTCTTTCCGAAGAAGAACTTGCTCCCATCATGTCGATACCCAATTACAAGAAGTTAGCGGCAAAGGAGAAAATCAATGTAGTTCGATCCGGAAGAGGTCTGGGAGGTTACGTTTTGGTAGAAATAGCCACCATGCCCCTACGGTTTCAGGAAAGGATAAAACTAAAATACGGAGATATGAAAGAAGACGTAATAAGAAACTGGCTCGGCAGCCATTACCACATCGATGCGAAAGCCCGGGAATTTTACACCCGGTTCCGTTTTGACAACGGAGATGCACTGCCACCGGAACACATCCAAGAATATACGGTAAACGCTTCGGTAATTGAGGCAGTGATGCGTGCCATGGAGGATGCCACGTTTATGCGAAAGGCCATGAAGGCCGGGCCGGTGAACTGGGGCGAACTGGCAGGAGCCATCAGTTACTACCAAGCAGAGTTCGGACATACCTTGCCTGTCAGTTCCAACCGCTTCAAGAAGCGTGTGAATGACTTCAAGGCCAACGGCTATGAAAGCCTTATCAGCCGCAAGTTCATGAACCAGAACCGCCGGAAAGTGACCTATGACATTGAACGCCTGCTGCTGAGCATCGATGCCCAACCGGAGCAGCCCTTCAATACCACCGTGTGGGAACAGTACAATCTATTTGTGCAAGGAGAACTGGAGCTATATGACCCCGAAACCGGCGAGGTGTTGAATCCGGCAGACTTTACCGACAAGGATGGAAATCCGCTGGTATTGAGCCCGGCCACAGTAGCCAACTACCTGAACAACCCCAAGAACAAGGCCCTTCGCGGTAAGCTGCACATGAGCCAATGGGATTTCAACAATGCCTACCGTCCTTATCATCTGCGCAGCATCGGTGAATATTCCTTGAGTAAGGTTTCTCTTGACGACCGCGACCTGCCGCGCCCAATGAAGGATGGCAACCGAGTGAAAGCCTATTATGCCTACGATGTGGTGAGCGGTGCTGTGGTGGGATATGCCTACAACCGGTACAAGACTACCGAGTTATTTTTAGACTGCATGCGAAACATGTTCCAGACCCTGGACCGGAACGGCATGTATATCCCCGCCGAGTTAGAAGTGGAACACCACCTGGTAAGCGACTTTGCCGACGGATTGATGCAAGCCGGTACCGTCTTCCCCCTGATCCGCTGGTGTAACCCCGGGAACTCGCGTGAAAAACGTGCCGAGCACAAGAACCGCGAAAAGAAATACGGTGTGGAGAAACGCACGCAGGTAGGTATCGGCCGATGGTATGCCAAGCTGGAGGCCAACCGCCCGAAGGAAGAAAAGGTGTATGACGAAAAGAACAACACCTACAAGGTGAAGACCTATAGTTATGAAGAATTGGTAGCCGATGATATACGCGCCATTGAGACCTTCAACGCACAGCCTCACCCCAACCAAAAGCGCTATCCGGGCATGAGCCGTTGGGATGTGCTTTGCGCCCATCAGAACCCGAACCTTGCACCTTGGGACAAGGCCGTTCTTTACCGGTTCATCGGACAGCACACCGAAACAACCATCCGGCAGAACACCTACTGCACGGTGATGTACAACCAATACGGACTGCCCAGCCCGGAAATCATCGAAAAGCTGGAGCCGAGGAACTACAAGGTAGATGCCTATTATCTGCCCGATGCCGACGGAACCATCAACGAGGTATATATCTACCAGAACGGACGATATATCGCCACCTGCAAGCCCGTAGCCCGTTACAATGAGAATACAGCCGAGCAGACCGAGTACGACAAGGCAGCCTATACCGAACAGTCCAAGTATGTAGCTCAATTCGACAAGATGATGAAGGACGGCAAGATCAAGCGTGTGGGCATCCTTGCCAAAGAGGAAGCAAAGCTGATAACAGAGGTACAGGCGGAAGCCGTTCCCCTTCCTGCACAAGCCGAGGAAGAAGATTACTCAGCCTATATGGACATCAGTGCCTTCGAGCATGATGCAGTAGCCAAGATATAATTAACGACGTTAGAACGAATTTAAAACAGCATTCAAATGGAAATAACAAATGAAGTAAAGCAACGTATTGTGGCAGCGATAGCCGCCGACCGTGAAAATTATCCCAGTGACAACCGCCATGCCACGGCACTGGGCATAGCCCCCAGCGTTTACAATGCCATCAAGCGGGGCAATTATGAAAAGCAGGTCAGTGATGCCAACTGGGTAGGTATAGCCCGAAGATTAGGCGTGCAACTGCGTACAGAAATACCTTGGCTGGCAGCACAGACCCCGACCTACGTGTTTGTGAGCAAGCAGCTGGAAGTGTGCCAGGGAAGCGGGCTGAGTGCCATCCTGTGCGATATGCCCAATATCGGCAAGACCTTTACAGCGAAAGCTTACGTGAAGCAGCACAAGCACGCCGTATATGTGGACTGTAGCCAGGTGAAGACCAAACTGAAGCTGATACGCTACATTGCCAAGGAATTCGGTGTGACCAGCAACGGACGCTATAGCGACGTGTATGAGGATCTGGTGGCCTACCTGCGCACGATTGATACGCCCCTGGTTATCCTGGATGAAGCCGGGGACCTGCAGTATGAAGCCTTCCTGGAGTTAAAGGCGCTTTGGAACGCTACGGAACGCTGCTGTGCCTGGTATATGATGGGTGCCGACGGATTAAAGGAGAAGATCAACCGCGCCATCGAAGGCAAGAAGGTGGGCTATACCGAAATGTTGAGCCGCTACGGTGACTCCTACAGCAAGGTGACCCCGGACGATGCGCAGGAACGCGAAAAGTTTCTGAAGGCACAGGCTGCCATCGTCGCAAAAATCAATGCCCCGGACGGTGCCGACATTGCCAAGATTGTTCATAGCACCGGAGGCGGCTTGCGGCGCGTATATACCGAAATCGAAAAATTAAGGAGGATGCAGGCATGATAAGCAAGATAGAAATGCAAGCGATGGATGCTGTTATCGGTATCCATCGCGAGATGAGAAAAGCGAATGAGATAGACTGGGAACAGCGCAGATATGAAATTGCCAAAAGCATGCTTCCGGTAGTAAGAAGCAATTCATCAGGTATAATGTCTATAAAACAAGTTGCCAGACTTGCTGTGGACTATGCTGATGCTCTTATTGAAGAATTGAAAGGAGGTAACCGTGAAACTGAAGAGAGCCTACAGTCCCGGTGAGGTGCTGAACATGAAGATTCCCCGGTTCGAGTTTTCCGGGGACTGGCAAACCTCGATAGGCAACCCGGCCAAGAGCGGCGTGTGGATTATTTGGGGAGCCAGCGGAAACGGTAAGAGCAGCTTTGTGATGCAGCTGGCCAAGTACCTGTGTAGCTTCGGACGCGTAATTTATGACAGTTTGGAAGAAAGTACCGGTTTGTCGTTCCAGATGAGCCTGAAACGGCACAAGATGGGTGAAGTGAAAAAGAAGCTGATTATCCTTGACCGGGAACCGATGGAGCAATTGGAGGAACGGTTACGGCGCAGAGGCAGTCCCGGAATCGTGATTATCGACAGCTTCCAATACAGCGGCTTGAACTACAAAACCTACAAGGAGTTCAAGGAACGTCATCCCAAGAAACTGTTTATCTTCATCAGCCATGCCGAGGGGCTTCATCCGGCAGGTAGAAGCGCCCGCAAGGTGGAATATGATGCCGATGTGAAAATCATGGTAAGCTGTTTCAAAGCCTGGTGCAAAAGCCGCTTTATGGAGCGGCCCGGTGAGCCCTACGTGATATGGGAAGAAGGTGCTGCCAAAACATTGAAGGACGATAATATGGAGGATTATTTGAATGATGGAATGGGAGAATAAGCTGTACCAGATACTCCTGAAAGAACAGGAAGCGGAGGCCGTGGTGGACGATTGGGTAGAACGTAACATACAAAGCGACCTCCGTCTGCGCAGGGCCAAGACAAAGGGACACGTAGTGATAGAAACCAGGGATGTGATGTTTGCTCGGAATATTCAGGTATGGCATCCGTCCTGCCAAATAAACATTAAAGATTTGAAGTGATGGAAAAGAAAGAAGAAAAGAAAGTGTGCTGCATCTGCGGCAAAGGGTATGAGGGCTACGGATACAATCCGTTCCCGGTGAAAGAAGAAGGCTGCTGCTGCCAATCGTGCAACTACAGTGTGGTGGTTCCGGAACGGTGGGAACGACACAAGGCTTTTCAACGTGGTGAAGCGACCGGTGCCGGGAAAGTGTACATCAGCGGAGCCATCGCGCACTATGATATGAATGAGCGCAAGGAAGCCTTCAGCCGTGCCGAGGAGAAACTGATGGCACAAGGCTATGATCCTGTAAACCCTTTCAGGAACGGATTGCCGGATGAAGCTCATTGGAGAGCCCACATGCGGGCCGACATTGCCCTGTTGCTGGCTTGTGACTATATCTACATGCTGAAGGACTGGGAACTGAGCAAGGGAGCCAAACTGGAGCTTGACGTAGCCAGTTCGTGTGGCATTAAAGTATTGTTTGAATAACCTTTTAATAGTGAATGTATGGAAGAAAAACAGAAAGTTCAGGTCGTATTTGAATTTGACCGTTCCGAGTATGACGCGTATCTCTTTTTGATGAATCAAAAGAAGACGAAAGAGGTAGAGCAAATATGGAACACCATGAGCGGTGAGCCTGTGGTTGCGGATATTGATTTGTTTGAAGAGGACAGCCAGTCTGTAAAACTTATGATGATAAGTTTGGCAATTCTTTCAGTGGAGAAAAAAGTGAAAGGATGATATGGCACAGGAAGTAACCAATTTCGCCCGGTTCTATGCATTGTTCAACAAACTGCCTTATCAGGGCGATCGGGAGGAATTCAAAAAACAAATCGTGCTGCAGTACACGTGGAACCGGACAGACAGTCTGAAGGAAATGACGGCCAAGGAGTATGAAGTTTGTTGTACTGCTCTGGAGAAACTGAGCGGACAAGACGAATGGCGGCAGAAACTTCGCGAGGAACTGCGACGGAAACGCAGCGTCTGCCTGAAGCTGATGCAACAGTTGGGTATAGACACCACCGACTGGAACCGGGTGAACGAATTCTGCAACAACCCCCGGATAGCCGGCAAGCCCTTTGTTCAGGTTAGTACAGCCGAGCTGGAACAACTGGCCATCAAACTGCGGGCTATCCAACGAAAAGGAGGTTTAACCGATAAATAGAGCAATATGGATAAAAAAGCACATGAAGCGCTTGAGCGCATAAGAAAAGACGTGACCCTTACGACATCCGATATGGAGAACCAGGATGCAGCGGAGTTTTTCAACGAACTGGCCGACTGGGCGTATGCCAATGGGGAGGCCATGCTGATAGACGATGAACCGGAAAAGCAGGATGATTATGAGGATAGATGACCAAGACAAGCTGATAAAAGCGGGGTTCTGTATAATACGAAAGGATGATTATCCAGGCCCGAGGATAAAGATGTGTACCGGCATAAACGGTGGCTGGAAGACATACAAGAAGTTTGAAACCAAAGCAGAAAGAGACAGGACATTCGCTTTGCTGCTGAAGGATGACAAAGTAATAGCTGATTAACAACTAAAATGATTTAAAATGGAAAAGAACAATCAAAGTGTGGACATCAAGTCCCTGAGTAAAGAACAGCGAGCAGCCCTCATGGCCCAGCTGCAGCAAGAAGAGAAAGAAGACCGCATCGTCCGTCGTGAAACTTACGAGGCATTACGCGGTGAGTTTATGCACGAAGTAAAGACCAACGTTCTTGAGATGGTGAATGCCGTGACCGGGTTCCGCGGATGGCTGGAAAAAGAAGCCGATGCCTTTACCAAGGTGATGAAGGAATACGGCCAGGTGAAAAGCGACGAACAGCGCAGCTATACCATTACGGACGGAGACTTCCGTCTGGAAGTGAAAAGCAACAAGGTGAAAGGCTTCGATGAACGAGCCGACATGGCAGCCGACCGTCTGATTGACTATTTGAAGCGCTACATGCAGAACAGCGAGAAAGGTTCTGATGATCCGATGTATCAGATGGCCATGACCCTGCTGGAGCGCAACAAGATGGGCGACCTGGACTACAAGAGCATTTCAAAGCTGTATGAACTGGAAGATAAGTTCGATGAAGAGTATGCAGACATCATGCGCCTGTTCAAGGAAGCTAATGTAGTGCAGCGCAATGCCACCAACTACTACTTCAGCCGCCGCAACCCTGAAAACGGCGTATGGACCCGCATTGAACCCAGTTTCTGCCGTTTGTAACCGAAACCCGTTAACCCTATAAACAGAAAGCGCCCCCCGGGTTTTAATTTTGGTGGGCTTTTTTTTTTTATATATGG